ACTGAGAGGTGCAGGATATGGCTGCAGAAATATTTACAGAGTCGGACCGATGAACATGAAGCCCTGTTTGTAACAGTCAGAAAACCTATCCGACGTATGTCGATAGCCAGAATCAGGGAGATAGTGAAAGATATCGCCAAACACTCTGAGGTGGAAGTAAATGTCTATCCGCACAGATGGCGGCATACGACAGCAACTACGATGTTGGAGAATGGAGCACCATTGCACGTTATCATGTCCAGCATGGGGCACGCCCGTCCCAGCACCACGATGATTTACGCCCAGCTCTCCGGGGAGCGTCGGCGGCAGGAGTATAACAAATATTTTAGATAGCCGCTTCCGGGCGGTTTTAATTTTAAGGAGGTAATCCTATGATTTGCGAAGTAAATAAAACTATCGAAGATAAAATTGAAGCAATTAAAAACCGTACACCCGACCAAAAAATGACCCGTGAAGGCGTACCGGTTAGCATCGGCGGCCAAGTATTTAAGATTAAGCCACTGGTACGCAAACAGGCCCGGGCTTTTCGCCAAAAGTGGGCTGAAATGGCCACAAAGTTTCTACATTTGGATGTCGTACTGACTGATAAAACCTCTTCTGTTAATCCATTTGTTGCGCTTCTTGATAACCTAGGAGAAGCCGAACCCTTGCAGTTAAATGCACTTACCATAGCTATTCCGGAACTGGTAGGCAGAGAGGACTGGATCGACGATAACGTCACAAATGAGGAGTTGGCAGAGGCTATGTTGCTAGCCCTGCATATGAACGGCATGGGAAACCCTATGAACCCCCGGCAGAGGGGGATGTAACATTAGCTAACGTTTATGAAGCATTTATGACTGCTTTCCCTGCTTACACGGTTGATAAAATTGAAAATGAGCTTACCGATGACCAAATTGTCTTATTAATGGAAAGCCGGGTAGACAGAGTTGGAGGCGAAACGGTATCTACTGAAAGCCTCGCACTAAAAGCACTGAACAACAAAGGAAAAGTTAATAAAATGGATATTGAGGACCTTGAAAACATGCCTGGATTTGCAGTAGAAAAGGTGGTGGTGAGTCGTGGCTAGTGCAGGCGAATTGCTAATACGGATTATGGGTGATCCTCGTAACGCAGTACAGGCTTTTATTGGTCTACGACAAGAGTCTCAGTCAAGTATGCGCAGCGTTACTGCAGCAGTTCAGGGTGCCACTACGCAGCTTTCACGAAATGCAAGCGGAGTCAGGCAAGCCCTTGGAACTATGTTCGATGATGTAACTGCAGATAGATTAATTGATGAGTTGCGGCAGAGTGGTCGTGCTGGGGAGAGTGCTTCCAGGGAGATTATTCAGGCACTAAATAGGATTCAAGGCGAAACTGATCGTACCGCTACAGGTCTAAATATTTTTGGGGAAGCTTGGAGAGAGGTTGGACAGGACGCTAGGCGGTCTTTGAATGATACGCAAGATGAACTCAGGGATACTGACAGTATGTTAGACAAGGTTAAAAAAGGCGTTGCTGCCTTGGCTGCTGGTTTTGCTGGGTTAAAAATTGCGGAGTCTGTGGACGATGCTGCTTCGAGTGCCGGCCATTTACGGGCTATGTTAGGGAAGACAAAAGAAGAAACAGAAGAGTTTAATAATATAGCTCGTGAAGTTTATGGAGATAACTTTGGCGAGAGTATGCGTGAGGCAAGCGAAACTGTTGCTATGGTAAATCAGTCTTTAGGCTTAACAGGCGAGGAATTAAAAAAGCAAACCGAAACCGTCCTAATGCTAAATGATGTATACGAAGTATATGGAGCAGATACACAGGCTGATTTGCAGGCAGTTCGTTCTATGATGACTGCTTGGCGTATTGATTCGCAATATGCCTTGGATATTATTACAAAAGGTTTTCAAGATGGTGCTGGTGCCGCTGGTGATTTTCTCGACACAATGACTGAATATCCAAAGTTTTTTAAAGATATAGGCCTTAATGCTCAGGATATGTCAAAATGGCTAACTGAGGGCATGAGGGCAGGTGCTATGGACACAGACAAGCTTGCTGACTCAGTACACGAAATGGCAAGAATTTTTAAAGAAGAGACTGATAGAGCAAACGAAGCATTAGTCCAAATGTTCCCTGCTGCACAAGCAGAAAAATTAATGGCTGACATTGCTGTTGGTGGCGAAAAAGGTAGGGAAGCTTTTTATACAATAGCTGAAGGTCTTGCTAATATTAAAGACCCTGCACAAAGAGCTGCTCTTTCGGTTGAATTGTTTGGCGATGTGGCAGGCGAATTATCATTAAATGTTTTAGATCCGCTATTGAAAAAGTTCGTTGAATTAAAAGATACGCAGTTGGATACCGCAGGCGCAACAGACTCAATGAATGCTGAATACACTGGCTTGTCGGCAACAATAGAGGGGCTTAAAAAGAAATTTGAAACATCGCTATTCGGAACAGTTCTTGATGACGCAGTTATGCCACTTGTTGATGGGTTGGGTTCAGTTGGTCTTGCAATGATTGGGTTAGGGCCAATTGTTACTAAGCTCTCTCTTCTATGGACAAAATACGAGATTGCTACTAAATTAGCAGCGGCAGCGCAATGGGCTCTAAATGCTGCTATGGATGCAAACTTAATTGGTGTGATCATTTTAGCTATAGCGGCACTTGTGGCCGGCGGAATTGCCCTATATCAAAACTGGGATACGGTAAAAGCTAAGGTTTCGGAGTTAGGGCAAGCCGTTAAAACGGTATTCAATAATATAAGATCAAGTGTTTCAGGCTTATGGGAGGAAGCAGTAACCTGGGGCAGCAACATAATTCAAGGCATGGTAAACGGTATAACATCCAAACTCCAATCGGCAAAAGAAGCTGCACTGTCTGTGGCATCCAGTGTCAAGGATGCCATAACGGGTTTTTTCGATATGCGAAGTCCTTCCAAAGTGACTGAGGAGCTTGGTAAATACGTTGCCGAAGGTTTAGCAAAAGGTATTGAGAAAGGAACTTCCGAGGCCGAACAAGCTGCAGAAAAAATGGCTCAGGCCGTTCAAGGTGCAGTTTCTTTGGTGCTTGGCGACATAGATAAGACGTTTCAACTGGCTTCTGCAGGCTTAGAAGTAAAAAACATGTTATCAAGCAATAACATAACAGAAATACAGAGACTCAAAAACGAACTTCAAAAACTCCAACTTGAGCTCCAGCAAGCGACAGAAAAAGTAGATGCGCTTAATGATATATACGAAATGACCAAGGCAAAACTTGGCGAAAATAGCGAGGTCACAAAGCAGTACGAATACGACCTGAAAATGGCAAAAATAGCCCTAGAAAAGTTAAACATAGAAATAGCCAACAATGCAGTAGCGCAAGAACAAGCTTCTATTGACCAAATTATCAGAAGGCAAAAAGAGCTTTTTGACCAGTACAGTAAGGCACTTAAAGCAGAATCCGAGGAAATAAAGAAGGCTTACGAAGAACGCAAAGAACTTATCGAGGCAGAAATTGAGGCAGACGAGGAACTTATTAAATCCAAAGAGGAGCTAATTGATAAGCTTAAAGAGGAAACTGATAGTCGAGTTAAGGCTTTGCAAGCACAAATTGAAGCACTCGAAGAAGAAGCTGACACTGAAAGCCGTGCTGAGGCTGAGGAAGAATATAACGCAACAATAGCAGAGCTAACCGAAGAACGTAATAAAGAGGCACTATATGCCGGTAAAGAACATAAAGAAAAAGTAGAAGAACTCGATAAGCAAATAGCCGAGGCTCAAAAAGAATGGCAGGAAAAGCAGAACGAATGGGCAAGGGAAGATCAGGAAAAGGCATTGCAAGATCAAATAGATGCCATAGAGGAAGAAGCCGATATCCGCGAGGACGCTATAAAAGATGAAATTGACGATATTAAGGCCGCCAACGAAAAGAAGAGAAAAGAACTCGAAAAATATTACTCTGAAGTTCAGGAGCTTATCTCTGACAGCACATTGGAGATGCTGGCAAAGTTGGCAATGACCAACGATCAATGGTATCAACAAGGTGTTGACTGGATGCATCAATTAGCACAGGGAATGGTGGCAGGGTCTACTGAATTGCCGCTTGGTGCAAGCGAGTTTTTTGGTGGCGTGCAAGCGCAAGGGTCAAGTGGCGGCGCAGGAAGTGGCACCTCGCAACTAATAGCGTCAATCGGCCCTGGTCAATATATAAACGCAAACGGCACCACATATATGGCATCAAGGGACTTGGCCGGCATGTTAGATCAACCTGTAGAATGGGACCAGGTGAACCAGAGGGTTAAAATTGGTACTCAATGGTTCACGCCGTGGAAGGTTGAGGATGGTACTTCTTACGTTGGTATACGCGAAGTTGCCGAAGCGCTTGGGTATACAGTTGGTTGGGATGATAGCAATGTGAAGATTTATAAAGCGGCAAAAGGCGGTATTTTCCATAGCCCGGCAATAACTCAAATAGCTGAGGCAGGCGGTAGTGAGGTAGCGGCTCCGCTATCAACTCTACTGCCAATGATGCGAGATACATTGATTGATGCGCTGATGTCTATTGGACCTAAATTTTCGTCAATGACACCCTCACCAGCAATGGCTGGTGGCGGCGATACCATTATAAACCTTACTTTTCCAGGCCCAATAACCATTCGTAGTGATGACGATATTGTGCAGATAAGTGACCGACTTGGTGGATTAGTGCGCTCGACACAGCGAGGAGTGGGGAGGCGGTAATATGTATGGCTTTACGTTCAACGGCACGCACAGCAGCGCATACGGAATATATATGCGCTCCAAAAACCGCCAACTACTGCCAGCCAGTGACGACCAATACAAAGAGATTCCCGGCATGGATGGATCGCATTTAATGCCCGGATCTCTTAAAGACAGATATATCGACATTGATTGTTCCGTATTAGAAACCAGCCTCCTTGCTCTACGTCAAAAATCCCGGCAAATCGCCGCCTGGCTTTATACCCCCGCCCGCGCGAAGCTAATATTTGACGACGAGCCAGGGGTGTTTTACTGGGCAAGGCTAATCAATCAGGTAGATCTGCAGCAGACGTTTGCTTTAGGGGAATTTACCCTGCAGTTCCGGTGCCTGCCGCACGCATATGCTGTATCACCCGTTATTGTGGAGCAGGATATGTCTGATGGTGAAACAATCACTTTGACAAATACAGGGGTAAACACCCCAATGTTAATCGAAGTGCAAAACTCTGATTTAACAGGATATAAAGCTTTCCCCGCCCTTGGTGCCGGTGTTTGCCCGGATATTAGCCTGTCCTCGCTAAATCAAGGATTCACACTGACCATCAACGGGGAGGCCTGTACATATCTCGGTGCCATAAACACAGGCAAGAAAGTCTACATCGACACTGATCGAATGACGGTTCAGCTAGATGGAACCAATGCGCTGTTATATCACGACGGGACTTTTCCTGTACTTAATAACGGTAATAATACTATAGTTTATACCAGTCCAAACGGATGCCGCGCGAATATAAAAATAACATACACTGAGAGGTGGTTATAATATGCCAGTAGAGTCATTTACGCTTAATAAGGACACGAATGATATACCTGTCTGTGCGTTTCAGATAGGAGCCAATGCAATGAACCACATACTTTGGGGTGCTGTGAAAGTTACGGATGAGGTGCAGGCAACTGATGCGAATGGCTTCTTTCAATGCACTCACTACCCAATACTAGACGTTACCGGCGATGGTGTGATAACTGAAGCTGATGTCCTGCCGCGAGACAACGGTACAAGTGCTGCGCTTTATGTTGGTACCACTGCCGGAGACGTGGTAAGTAGAACCGGTAAATTTAAGCTTTATTCTGATGCCGGATTGACTACTCCTGTTACAGCTACCGCTTGCAAATGCACATATTACTACCTTGTGCCTATGTCGGTTACGCCGGAAGGGTATTTAAACACTAAAGTAATACCTTAATAGGGGGAATATCCATATGGCCAACCTCATAGATAATCCGTTACTTTTAATAAGCACGCCTGATATCCTTCAGGTCATGGACAGCGAAGGGAATTTCCCTTACGACCCTGCCGATCATTGTTACGCAGCCGGTGGTTGCGATGCCCTGGGCGGGAATGGTATTACTCCGGACAACTATTGGGCGTTGGGTGGTCCGGATTACGGCACCTTTTTAGCTGCTGGTGGCGTATGGGACGAAAAGCAAACCCCTGACGGTGGGAAAAGCATACTACTGGATATAGCTGATCCACTGGTAGCCCAGTCAGGCGGCATAACGCAGGTTATCGCGATTAATCAAACAGAAGTAAAGCCAATCCGCATATCGGCCTATGTTGCTGCGGAAGGATGTACTGGTAATCCTAAAGTTACTATTGGTTTTATTGGTCATCCTCCCGGTTGGCCTGCTGTTGGTGGTGGGGATCTGGTTTTTGACGCTGGTACCTACGATTTTACATACAAGAAAAAGACTTTTATCCCGTCTAGGCCGGTAAAATACCTGTTCTTGCACCTACTACACAGAGGATTTTCAGCCGGGAAAGCCTGGTATGGTAGCTTTACCCTAGAAGAATTAGCTGTAAATCCGGTAGAGTTACCAACAGATAATTGCATCGTAAACCCAAACTTTTTCTATTCAGGGGATGATATAACCCCTACGGGTTGGGATATTACGGACGCGATAATGATCGAAGAAATTAACCCGCTTGGTACAATATCAATGCTACTACAGCGAAATAGTTCATTATTGCAGAAAAATATTTGTATTGACAACGGGCTCCTAAAACAAAAAATAACCGTTTATGCCATGAGTCAGGGAGTTGCTATTTTTAGGGTTAAAATAACCTTATTGGACAGGTACCGGCGCGCAATCGGGGAGAAAATTGTAAGCGTCCAGGCAACCAGTACATGGAGGGCTACCGATATTTACGTTCTGAGTACAGCGTTTTCCGAAAAGGCAGATATTGAAATCACAAATGTGGACGGCGATGCTGGGTATATCGGTGGCGTGCTGTTAGTATCTCAGGCATTTACACCGTCAAAAATTGTTGATGTGTCGGCAACCACCAATACAGTGACAATACCGGCAGCCAGTGCTGACACAACTGCAGTTATCCCGGTTGGGGCAACGGCAAACCCGAATCACATTGAATTTGACATCGGAACCACCAATAGCACCGTATACGTTACTGACGGGCTCATGGGTGACTTTGCCGCTGCTGCTGTGCATGAACCGTTTACTATGCTCAAAAAAGCGGCCATGACGCAACTGAGCGGCACGGAATACACACTCTACCCTTGGCCGACAGGCATTTCTGGTATTGAGATTGACGGTCAAGAGATAGATCAACTTCTGAGAATACCTCACGTTGTCCACCCGGATAACTGGCTAGTGACCGACGGAGGCAGCATCCCGGCAGGAGAGACGAGGTATTACTGCGTTACTGCGATAACTGGTAGCGGGGAAACGGATCGTTCTAATGAAGTCCGGGCGATAACTGGTGCAGGAACCAACACCAATAGGGTGCCGATTGAGATTACACCGGTGGAAGGTGCTACAGCATACCGGATTTACATGACACAACACGAGGACACAGATCAGCCTTGGGAATACAGCGTAGCAGGTGTAAAAAAGCTGGTGTGGAATGATGAGCAGAATCATCTTGTCGCTGAAGTTACGGCTGCACAACTACAGACTGCCGGGTACGTTGTCTATGATACAGGCGCAGCCTTGTCTGCCGGATACCCGCCGATTACTAACACTGCCGAACGCTGGACTGTAGACGATGTAAACGAAAAGATTGTTTTTGATGCGGCAAGTACACCAACAGGGACGGTCCAGGCGGTTTACTCTGTCACTGAAAACCAAAACTCAATAATTTACCTGCCTCACGCTGACAAGTTTTATATTGCCGGTGATGCCGGAATCTATGAATCAGGCGTATTTACGCCTGGGCAGGCAACACTTACCACTGAGGTCTTAGACGTTGTGGCTTTGTCTTATTTCGGGGAATTGTGGTACATGACAGCCGCAGGAGATGTGAAAAACTTAACCGGGACCACGTACCCTGGTGACGTTGGCTTTGTCGCTTTTTGTTTTGTAGATGCCGCACATATCGCCCGGATAACTGCCGCCGGAGCAGTAAAAATATTTGATCTGGCCGGAGTTATTACGAGTCAATTTACGTTGACCGGCATAACTGACTGTCAGGGACTAGCATCGTATTTCGATAAGTTGGTTACTTACGACAACCAACAGAATAAATTTATCGTCTTTGACCAGCAAGGAAATATTCTACAGTCAATCGACACACCGATTATTGGTGCTACGGCCTGGAACATATCTGGCATTAACCTGGTAGTCTTGACCAGTTTTACCGTGGCAGTTTTCAGGATACATGCCCAAAACTATTTTAGCAAGCTGGACAAAGAATATTACTTGGGTAACAATCCCCAGCAACCGTCAATAACGCGGATAAAACTACCGGGTGAAGTGACGGAGCCCACACCACCGGAACTGTTGCCGAATGGCACATTTGAGGACGGGACAACCTTTCCGGCAGGATTTAGTATTTACGGGCCGAGTGAAATAGCTACATCATTTTCAACTGAAATAGCCATTCCAGGTACGAAAGCCTTAACGTTTACGTTTCCAAGTGCTTCTTGGAAAAGCATAAATAAGTACGGTATCCCTGTTATTGGTGGTAGGCAATATAGCTTTTCCATACATGTCAAGGCTACTGCAAACTCCAACGGGCTACTTGGTATTCAGTTCGTAGATAAGGACGGAAGCGGTGACGAGACATTTCTCACTGTACCTTATACGACTGAATATACGATATACCAGGCTATATACCAGGCGCCTATTGATGCAGTAACTGTTGAATTTCGCTATCTTTGTTACGGCAGTGATGCTCAGGGTATTACCTATTTTTTGAATGCCTTGAGTCTCAAGGAAGAAGAGTCACCGGAAGTAACCTTTGAGCACCTCTATAATGGGCAGTTTTTGGTTGCTCCGACTGGTGCAACAATGCCTTCCGGTTGGTCTATTGCAGGGGATGGTTCAGATGATGCTATTACAGCCATAGAGACACCAATCATGCAGGCACAAGGGAAAGCCCTTAGAATAGACTTACCGACGTTTGAAATAGCCGGATGGACGGCATTACAGTCTCAGACTTTTGCTGTCGAGGAAGGCGACAATCTGGAAGTTAGTTTTTACTATCGTAAGGGTGAGAATGAATCGTATGGTTTGCAAGTATCTCTTTACTATGTTGATGATGGTCCTTCAGTACACAGGACAGTAACAATACCTGCTCCTGCTTCGGCTTCTCCGGTAGTTGTTTTGTTCCCACCAAACCCGGCGGGATATACTGAAGCGTACTTACGAATATGGCCGGGATTTGACGATTCAAATTGGATTGAAAATTGTAGCGTCAAACCTGTTGTAAGTCTTAGTGGTGTGGTAAATCCTGCTTTTTCAGCAGAATTGGCAGGTTGGAATCGTTGGGGAACAGATATGCAGGGTGAAAGTATAAACGGATTAGGATCAAGCCTAGAAAGCAACCTTTTCCATTCAAGCCCGTATTGCTGCAAACTATATGTCGATAGGATAGCATGTAGATACGCGGAGGTAAGACAGACCATCACATTAAACCAAGCAATACCAAAGAAAGTAAGTTTTAGTGCTTGGGGTGCAGGGGAAAGCATCATTGGTGGCGGCCTATTTTTCTTCGAGGTATGGGTGAAATATATGGATGATACCAGCGAGTGGAACCCTTGCGGCGACAGTCAGAAGTGGCCTGGTGGTACATTCGGTTGGACGAAAATAGAATTCGAGTTTACCCCTCTGAAAGCGATTAAGGAAATTGATATTATCATCGACCTTGGCTGGGGTGGAACCGGTATAGCTTGGTTTGATGATGTTTCTGTTATCGAGGAGCAGGACATTCCCACGGTTGATGAAGTAGTTTTAACCGTGCCTTACACCGAACTAAACACTGAAACAGTTAAGCAGATAAAACTTACCGCGCAACTCAAAAATACCGGTAGTAATGTTGAGCAAAAAGGAATTGATGTTACATTCAGTGCTACCCCGGATATAGGTAGTTTTGAGGCCCTAGATACTAATTCTATCGGCAAGGCTAATGCGATCTATACACTACCAGCCACGGCCAGCAAGGTTACAATCACTGCTACTTACGGTGCAAACAATGCCTCTGAAGTTGTTACTATCTACCCCCTGGTTCTTAAAAGCAGGCAGGAACCGGAGATAGGAAGTTTACCACAAAATGTTGACAGTTTAAACGTAGAAATACTTGTCCCGCGAGACAAAAAACCACTGCCGGACGTAACAGAAAGAATTGGCCGGTGGGAGGTTTTCCGACCAACCGTATATAACGCAAAACAGATGCTTGATTACGACATGCACTATTCACCGATAACCGATTGGGCGAATGTTAAGGCTGATGTTATAGCGAAATTATATCCGAGACTGTTTTTGTTCCATTACTTTGATGACCTATCAGGTTATCCAAACGAAACCGACTGGCAAGAAATCATGGCACAGCGTAAGGAATGGTATTGTGTCGATGCTACAGGTCTTTCCTCCCCGTTCGGCGATGGCCGGTACTACTACAACTGGCGCAATATGGAGGCGGTTCAGTGGTATGTTAATAGGCTGATTCGGAACCACGCTACTTGGTCTGATGGCATCTATGTGGACGACTTCTGGGGTGAGAGCTATGGGACACTTGTAGACTTTGAGTGGGGCGCAGAGGCAAGTCAACTGCTTAATTTCAGGACGGTCAGGGAGAGATTAGAGTCTAGCGCAAACAGGTTAAATCTACTCAGGGATGAATTGCACAGACGGGGAAAATACCTCACTACTAATTTCGGTCCAGCAAGAGAATTTGTTGACGGAACGCTTGCAGAGGATACAGAACTGTTGGCAATGCCGTTCGACGGGTATCTTCTGGAGTGCTGGCTGTACACCTGGACAATCAACCCGGAGGATATAACTGATAGCGGATTCGACCAAGCGTACGTGAAAAGTGAGATAGATTTCGTCAAATGGTGCGGTGACAACGGAAAATGGGTAGTTTGTTTAGCCCGGAGCAGTAGCGAACTTTGGCCAGCAAGGATGTTTAGCTTGGCTGCTTTTCTGATGGGTAAACATGCACACGCTTTTTACTGTCATTCCGACTGGGGGCCTAATACTTACGGAAGCAACTGGCATGAGCAGATGCAACCTGAATGTTTTATTGTTACAGGGCAACCGTTGGAGTCTTACCAACTAAATAATGGTCTATTCTCCCGCCGTTTTGAAAATTGTGTTGCTTTGCTAAATATGAATGACTTAGCTCAGGATTATGCGCTGCCTGCTGGGACTTGGTACACAATGCGGGGGGATAGCTATAGCGGGACCATATCGGTAGTCAGACGGCAGGGGTTGGTATTAGTCAAAGAAAGACCGTAGGAGGTATTTATGGCGAGTTTAATTTTATCAGAAGCAAGCGGACAGACGATCTATAAGGTCTACGTGCAGCCAGGCAAGGAATATCTGCTGTACGGAAAAGTTATTACCGTCGGTGCATCGAAATATTCAATCAGAGAGGTTAGTGTTACCGGGCAGGTTATTAGTAATACAGAGATAATTATATCCGACACGGACGGCTTGCATGAATTCAGCAGGGTTTTTGACAGCTCAAATGCGACTATTATGTTGATTATCGCACTGACCAACACAGAAGTCCTTGAACTGTCTCTGGACGGTCCGCAGGGGATCGTATATGTGACCAATCCTATATCGAATATATTAAAGCACATCAGCCAGTTTGATGTGCTTATTTCGTACCTTGATAGAGTTTTTGAGGTTAAGATATCGAAAAAACTAAACGGGGATAACCGCCTCACCTTCAACCTGCCTTTGGATGACGAAAAAGGGCAGGAGATTATCAATGAAAATTTCATCGAGTGTAAAGGTCAAAAATACATCGTCAAAATAGCTAAGGATTCTATTACAAATGACGGTCAGAAAATAAAGATAATTGAAGCAGAGCATGTCGGCCTTGGCCTACTTGATTATTGGCTGCCTGATACATTAGACATGCCTTCTGTTTCTCCTGTGGTAGCTCTGGAGGCTATTCTGGCAGATACCCCTTATACCGTAGGAACGGTCAATGTAACAGGCGTAAACGACCTTGAAATTGAGATTATCAACAAGCTTAAGGCAGTTAAAACCGTCCAAGAGCTTTGGGGCGGTGAACTGTATTTTGACAACTACACGGTCAACCTGGTGCAACAGATGGGTCAAGATAACGGCGTACAGTTTCGCAAAGGCAAAAACCTAGACAAGATAATCAGAACACTTGACACAAACAGTTTGACAACTAAAATGTTCGGGTACGGCAAAGACAACCTGATTATCACTGGCCTGGACACTACGGGGTGGACAGAGGAACAAAAAGCTGGTTTGGTCATCGGTGAGGATAACAAAATAGCACAGCCATACCTAACCAGCCAATATATCGGAAATTATGCCCGCGAACATCAAGGGGAGTTTAGGAACTCAGATATTGACGATCAGCAAAAACTCCTTGATGCTATGCGAAAAGCCATAACAGAGCAGGAGATACCGAGAGTTACCTATGAGACAGACGTTATTAACCTATCAGGTTTAGCGCAGTACATCGGTGAGGGATTCGACATAGGTGATACGGTTAAGGTATTTGATGAACTCATAAACGCTGATGTGAAAGCTAGGGTTGTCGAATACGAGGAATACCCAAAAGAACCTTGGCGGGATAAAGCTGTGTTAGATAATTTTACCCAAAACCTGCACGACTATCTAACGAGTTTAAGTGATATGAAAGAAGCTTATGACAAGGCGTTTACTGGCGGCAAAGTCTCAACTGCCTGGTTAGAAGGTATAATAAATGTCCTTAAAAACGAACTTATCTCTGAGACTGCACACGTCTATATAACTGATACAGATGGTATTCTGGTTACAAACGGTGATGAAACAAAAGCTTTGTCACTTAAAGGTGGTATTTTCGGCATAGCTAATAGTAAAACCGGCGGCAATTGGGACTGGCGTACCTTCGGTACCGGTGATGGGTTTACTGCTGACTGTATGGTATCGGGTAAAATACTCACTTCTCTCGTGGAAATAGTTGGGGAAGTCGTAGACGGCGCGAATAAATTCTATTGGGATGCTACGGGGTTGTATGCAGTCGATCCAGCCAACGCGAACCGTTATATGAAGTTCAGTAAGGAAGGGCTCCGAGGTTATGTTGATGGTGTTTTGAGGATGCACCTGGGGCCGTATGCGAGTAATAAGTTTGGATTAAAATTAGTTGCTCCGGACGGAGTAACAACCATTCTGGATGAAGATGGGATTTTGCAGACCTGGCAGGAAGGCCGGGCCGATAATGTTGATGCTAGTCACCCGCTGGTGCTGTCGGTTTATTTGCCGGAGGAAACGAAATCTGTTTATAAAGCTATTTTGCGGTTTAAGCTACAGGGGTTTAGATCATACTCTAAATCGGCGGCATCAGGCGGTGGAAGTACGTCTGGGTCTAGTAGTGCGACTACTACTGCGAGCGGTGGTAACACTACACCAACTAGCCAGACTTCTGATCTCTGGGACTTAGATAGTATGTATGTACCAAATGCAGTATCTGACAGGGACGATCATAATCACGGCATACCAAACAGTACTACACTGCTGGTAAGTGGTGGTGATACTGTTGACTTCGTGGAATCCGGTGGGCATACTCATGCTCTTACAGCAGACCATCGGCATGATGTGACTATTCCAAGCCATACGCACGGGATGAGTCATACGCACAGTACTCCTAATCACGAACACAATATAACCTATGGGATTTATACCGACACCTCCGCTACAGGAGCAACCGTAATAATTAACGGAGTTGATCGGACGTCGGTACTTGGGGGTCCGTTTAGTAGCGACCAAGCTAATTTAAGCATAGCAGCGTATTTGTCAGCCGGCCAATGGAACACTATTCAGTTAGGTAGTAGCCAATTAGGGCGAATTGACGCAACTGTATTTTTGCAAGCGAAAATGGGAATTTAGGAGGCTTGTTATGCGTAAAAAAATGAAAGTTACAGCTAAGAGGAACGGGGATAAGTTTGAGATAGCTTATCAAATGGATGACACGCAACTCCAAGAACGACTTGAGCGCATAAATAATAAAATCAATGGAATTAAAAGGTCCATTGATTTATATAACGATCAACTTGAATTTTTAGGTGCAGAAAAGGAGCAAATCGAGTTGCTGCTGAAAGATTAAAAATTATTCAAGATATCTTTATGGATGTATAAGCTATCATCGACGGTTTGATATTCAGAATTGGATAACTCAATAGACTTACCGTCTTTTGATAATTTTATACTACCCCCTTTTCTTGGATCTATAATGGTTATTGAAATCCCATATTTATCATGCAATTCTTTGGCCGAGATTAGATTTAAGTCTATTGTTTCTGTTTGTGGTTCTGCTGATGATTTTGGTGGATTCTTTACCGCAGGTAAATCACTCTGCACCTGTGCCTGACTCGTAACAACAACCGCATTCTCCACCCCGTCCCAATCGACACTTGCGCCAAGAGCTTCAGCAAGTGCGCGGGCCGGTACTAATGTCCTGCCGTCTATGATCTGCGGCGGCACATCGGGGTGGATTTCGCTGCCGTTTACGATTAGTTTTATGGGGTTAGCGGCAAAGACAAAAGAACTGGTGGCTAGGATTAGACCTGCGGCAAGACCGGCGATAAATTTTTTCATGGAAAGACCTCCTTTTATTCTATTATAATAACCAGAAAGGATGATTACAATGACATTAGAACGACGTGTTGAGCAGCTCGAAAAAGAGGTGGCTGAGCTGAAAAGACAAGCTCAGCCGGAAACTATTCAAGAAATGCCTCCAGAAAATCAGGCAGGCACAGAAGCCGAGCCCCAAAAAGATCCTTTTGTCTGGATGGCAGAATCAATTGTCGATGTACAAAAACGTGTTAAAGAGCTAGAGGATGTATTAGCGAATTCCTCTAGCTCTTAATTCTCTCTCAATTTTCTGACTAACTATTTTATAAATTTCATCTTTATCAATTGCATTAATTGCTGCTACTACTAGTTTTCTAACAATTTCTAGCATTTCCTGTGATGTAGTCTCGTCTGTTACTTTAATGTTTAATCTTTCTATGAGTCTGTCTACATCTCTCTCGTTAATTAACAAAGCGTTCACCTCCCTTCTCTCGAAAATTAGTCACGGCAATGCTATTATTCGACAGTCAGGAGGTGTTTCCTTTGTAAAAGAATGTCGAAATATGGCAGTAAAAATTATTCCACGTGGAATATTTCATGCATACAAAATGTATACAAGTATACCTATGTAAACCTCAGTAAAATCAAGGCTCGAAAGTATACCTCTTCGGAGGTTATTTTTATACCAATTTTCCCGCTCAGAAAGCGAGTCGACACGCTAGGCGCTCACCTCCGGCGCCTACCTGAGCGGGTTTAATTTTATCAACTCACCTCAATTTAGGGGTGAGTGTTTTTATGGAGGAAAATAAAATTGTGGAGGAAGAAATATGAATGAATTGGTAGTTATTAAAGCCAATGATGTTTTTACGAATAGTTGGATTATCGCTGAAAACATTGGCAGGGAACATGCAAGCGTTACCTATAATATCAGGAAATACGAAAAAGATTTACTTGACCTGGGATCCCTTAATTTTAGTTCGAGTGGGGCTAGAACTAAAGAAACACGCGGGCAGGAAAGAAAGATATATGAACTAAACGAACAACAGGCTATATTTTTTATGACGCTTCTTAGTAATAGCCCAATTGTACTCGAATTCAAAAAAGCGCTTGCCCGTGAATTTGTTAGAATGAGAAGATTCATCCTTGAACGCCAAACCGCTGAATGGCAGCATTCTAGATTGACAGGAAAGAAGGTTCGCAGGGATGAAACCGATATTATTATGACAAAACTCATACCTCTTGCAGAATCACAGGGAAGTAAAAATGCTGGCAAACTATATATGAACTATTCAAAACTGGTTAACGCCACTCTGGGCATAGAAGTTGGGAAAAGGGATAAACTTCCCTTGGCTTATGTAGATGCCATTAGATTTCTTGAGCGAGCTATTGAAAATATAATCTCTATCGAAGTGGACAAGGAGACGCACTACAAGGAGATATATCAAGTATGTAAGGCGAAATGTCAAATTATAAAAGATTTGGCCTTCTTGCCTTCGCTTAAAATGATTTCATAATAAGCACTCTCATGGGGGGTGTTTTTATTTTATTTGGTTACCGGAGGTGGGGGAGTGGATACAGAGCAGGAAATTATGTATTTACGGGGGGAGGTGGCCCGACTGGGAGCCGACATGGCAAACTTGACTGGCTGGCAGCACACACAGAACGGCACAATTGACCGGGTTGCCGCCCGTGTGGACAAGCTGCAGTATTGGATCATGGGATTGTTAGGGACATCGGTTATGTCTCTATTTTTGCTAGTTGCAAATTTAGTAGCTAAGAATTGAGGTGTAAGACATGAAACGAGAATTCACTAAGATGGACTGGTTTTTCGCTATCTGCATGGCTGCTTGCTTGCTGGCTTACCTGTATAGTTGTCTGACCGGAAAACCAATTGAGCAGATCAAGGACATGATGCAGTATTTCGGCGTTGGTCTTGGGTTAACTGCTGGTAAGATTGTTATTAATAATTTGGGTGGAGGGGAAAAAGATGCAGATAAAACCGTTTAATTGGGGCGACAGGGTAAAGCATTTCATTCCGCTCAAAGTAGTTAACTATCTAGTTATACACCATACCGAAAGCCCGGACGTGCCTGCAACGACAGTTGACCAGTGGCACAAAAACAAAGGATGGCTGGGTATCGGGTATCATTTTCTTATTCGTGCTGACGGTAGTATTGAACAAGGCAGGCCCGAGAATGTTGTCGGGGCGCATACGCTAAACTATAATAGTCAATCAATAGGTATTTGCTTGACGGGTAAGTTTATGACTAACAAGCCTGCTACTGCTCAGATGGACGCTCTGGAGGAATTATTGACAGCCCTCCGGGGCAGGCACCCACAAGCTAAAACAGTACGGCACAAAGACCTACAAGCTACGTCCTGTCCTGGTGTTTTATTTCCTTGGCAGGAGCTATTGGACAGGCTTAACCGGCCCGCTGATGCCGTAACCATTATAGTTAGAGACAAGAAACTCGCCGGTAAATTGATTGATGGACAGACATGGATTCCGCTGCGGGCTGTCCTGGAGGCTTTGGGGCACAAGGTTACCTGGGACGGAATTGCCCGAAAAGTTACAGTTGAATAGTTTTTATCGAAGCCCTGCCCTTATGGCGGGGCTTTTCTTGGAGGTGAAACATTGCAAATTCTAACCCCAACACAACTAATTAGGCAGGCAGCTCTAAAAACTCCCAGTGTGCCGGTAGCAATGGGCAAAACCATAGAGTATGCTGACGTACAGCTGGAAGAAGTAAAGGATCAAAGATGTTGGCTATGCGGAGGAAAAACGGGAGGTCAGGGACAACCCATCAAAAAAGCTATCAAGCCGACATTCACCGACCGGGACAAGGCCCGCGTACCTCACAGTAATTCACTTTGTCCTGGCTGTGCCTTCTGCCTGTCATATTCGCCACTCAGGAACTATAATATTTTGGCGACAATGGACGGCTTGAGACACCCAACAAGGCCGGAAGTTAAGGAGTTGCTACTTGAACCTCCTGAGCCGCCTTTTGTTCTCTGTATTGCTGTGTCAGGGCAGAAGTGGTTACATTTCCGCTCTAAAGTGGCGTATTCGCGGGACGGATTCCCGGCACAGTTAGAGGAAACGCTAATATGCGTAGAAAGGCCGTTGCTCCGCGAATGGCTGGAGGTTATCGAAGAACTGTATACCGTATTTACGAAAGAGGAAATCAAGACCGGCAGGTACAGCCAGAACAGAATCAAGACGTTCGGCCTGAATGAATTTCAGTCAGTTGACGGGAAAATAGCAGGAGTGAGAGGGACAAGGCTTTTCGATTTGGCCGTCTTTGTCGCTCAAAAGAAAGGAGAGGAATAAATGTATTACAATTTTGACACAGAGGAAGAAAACGCTGCCACTGCTGCTCTGCTGGTATATGCCATATACCGAAGCCGCGACGCGAAGCGCTTTAAAGTCAATCCTGAGATGTGGACAAGGATCGAAAACGCTGTCAAATCAGCCTCAAAGCGTGCTATGGATTTAGGGGATTTTATCGAAAAACTCAAACCTAAACTGCAATGCGGGACGATTCACCCACGCTGGGCAAAGACTATCCCGGATGGCATTGTCAGTATGCGGGTTATGCCTGACGGATCAGTTATTGAGGTGGCAGACAGCGGGAAACGCCAATTCCTTACCGACGTTCTGAATGAGGCGGATCACCGGGCAGTGCTGGATTATCTCTATCGCAAAACTGCCTTAGTTGTGCTATTGGTCAGGGACAGGCTTGAACGCGAAAAGCCTATTGAAATTAAATTAGGGGAGGATTTTATTGATGTCTAGTATTAGATTGGATGGAAAAATCACATTATTGTCGCCTTTATCACATATTGGGGAAAGTTCAGGAATTGACAGTTTCTTGTCAACTGATACTGTTATTGGGGTAGATGGAAAACCTTTGGAAGTATTCACCTACAGCGGGAACGCATTTAGGGGGCAACTTCGCGATCTATGCGCCGCCTATATGACCGAGAAGCTTGGGAATTTGCAGTACAATCCCGATGTGTTCTATCTCTTGTTCTCAGGCGGTTCCCTTGGTGGCGCTCAGTCAGTTGACATAGACCAGGCCCGCATGTATCGCAGAAATATTCCGATGCTCAGCGTGTTTGGCGGCGGCGTAGGTAATCAGATTCTAACCGGCAAAATCAAGGTTGGTGCTATGTATCCACTCACGGAAGAATGCCAGAGAATTCTTCCTGAACATTTGAGAGACGAAAATGCGCCAAGTTGGCGGCAATGGACTTTCGACAAGAGCTTTACCCGCATGGACGATGCCAAAAACGAGAACATGCGTAAATACCTAACAGGTACCGAAACAGATGGACTTGCCATAACCGGGCAGGCAGAGGATGACAAAAAGAAAAAGAAAAAAGAAGATCCTCCACAGCAGATGCGGTATACCGTTGAAATGCTGGCGGCAGGTGCTGTGATGTACCAGCGTATTGATTTATGCGATCTGTCCGATTTGGAGCTTGGGGCTTTTGTGTCTGCCTTAGTGGAATTTTCCAAGAAAAGCTACATTGGGGGTAAGAGCGGCACCGGCCACGGGCTCGTAGACATCGAATACACCTGGAGAAAAGCAGGACAAAAAGAATCTGAAGGGATTTTCCTGAAAATTTCCTCTGACTGCCTTTGGTTATCAGAACCAGCAGAAGAAGCCAAACAGAGTTATGATCAGTTTTTGGTGACTTTATACGACAGGTATTTGGAAAATAGCGCCGATGAGCTGGCTAAGCTGTTGAGCGGAGAAACTGTAAAACCAGGTAAACCGGAAGAATCAGACGTTTCAGTCATTAGGAAAACGCTTAGTAAGGCAGTAAAGCATTTATCCGACAATGAGCTCATTTCTTTATGGGAAAGATGGTCTAGTGAATGTTATAGTGCTGGCTCATTATCTCCTAGTAAAGAATATTGCAACGAGTTTAAAGCTTGGTTGTCGGCAGGTGGAAAATAATGCAACCTTTAAAGATTACGGCAAAAATGCAGGATGGAAGGGTAGCGGGAACCGATCCATATTTCCCGCTTGACAGCATTATGGCCGCCGAGTGGATGCGGAGAAATCATCCGGAAGCGTACTACAATGCCAGCAGTCACTTACTGACCAACGATCTAATTGTACCGGATCTACCGCTTGCCCGATGCGGAGAAGGCGAGGACTGGTATTTTGCGTGCAGCTTCAATACAGTGCCTTCTCAAAAAGAATACGTCATGCACTGGCACAAACGTTTTGACGATCACCTTGACCAGCACATTGATTTCAAGGGCAAACGTGGCAAGGTTGATATTAAATCCGGCAAAAACAAGGCGTACCGGATGCCGCTTGTCGTGCAACTATTCGATAGGCTAGAATGGTTCGCTGTTGGCGATCTAGAAGCTGTACGCGAACTGACTGAGGTTGCTACTCATATCGGCAAAAAATCAAGTCAGGGACTTGGAGCAGTAGAATGCTGGACTGTTGAGCCATGGCCGGATGATTGGAGTCTAGTCAGGGACGGAAAATTGACCAGAGCTATTCCCGTTGAGTCAGGATTTCCTGAAGGTGTCAAAGAGTCTAGGATTGCGCTATATGGAATCAGATCCCCGTACTGGCACACCTCGAACCAAAGAGTCTGTATGATGCCGGAGGTGGTAGTATGATCAAGGTTAGATTACCTGTCAAATTTAACGACGGCAAACAGCTCTATGATGCAGCACTAAAACTCATTGGCCGGGTATCGCCGGTGATGGCACAGATCATCCATTCAAAGCCAGACTTTAACCCGTTTAGTGTGCAGTTGCCGGACATTATCTGCATCATGGAACCAAGCCTTGAAATAGCAGTTAGTCAGTTGCCGAATACGGAAATAGTTTCCCAGATGGATTTTAGAGAGTGTTTTACTGAAAACCCGGCAAGCCTGATAGAACTGAGTTTCCTAAACACGTTTTTCAAAAAAGCTCAGACTTCTTATCCCTTACCCGATCCCTGGTTAATGATTGGAGCATGGAAAAACCGCTGGAATAGCTTATTACCCGCTCGTGTGGGTATAGAAATACCTATCGAAAATAAAAGAAAGTCCGAAAAAATACAGGTTAGGCGGGCAAATATAAACACATTACGCGTGCAGATAGCCGACTATCAGCCGAATATAGCTTTTTGCGGTAGCGTAAGACTAAAGTGGTTGGGGGACGAAAAGGAGTTGCGTGAGTTTGTTGCACTGGCCAGGTTTGCTGAGTTTTCCGGGACTGGCGCAAAAACTACTATGGGGTGCGGGGTGACACGGCTTGGATGATTGGCGGGAATTGTATAGACTGCACGCAAAACTACCGGTGTTCAAAAAAAGGTTAGAAAAAACCAGGAATATTATTTCCGAAGCGTTACAATCTATATCAAAACCTTATGTCGCCGTATCGTTCGGAAAAGATTCTATCGTTCTGATGCACATGCTCATTCAACAGATGCCGGATATACCTATTGTTTGGTCAGATAGGGGCCCGGAAGCTGAATTGCCGGAAACTTACCCGTATATAGAAAGAATAAAAGCTATGTACGGGATAAACCTGCAAATTATTTATCCGTCGATGTCGATGTTTGAGATTTATAGAAGATATGGACTTCCGGAGATAGACGAAGGCGTCACCAGGTCTATTGTGAAAGAGGTAAACCTTGTGCTTGCTTTCGCGGAATACGTTAAAAAAAATAACATTGACGGCTATTTTCAAGGACTCAGAGCTGATGAAAGTAATGGCAGACGTTGGTACGCCAAAAAATATGGCCATATCCACTACAGAAAAAGAGACGGAATAACCGTATGTAATCCGTTGCTGCATTGGTCGGCAAGGGATATTTGGGCCTATATCGTGACAAACGACATACTTTATCATCCTGAATACGACAATGATAAATTTAAAAGCCGCGAACTGATACGGCTGAGCAATTGGAGCGGCCTGTATTGGGCGCAAAACGGCAGGATGGCAGAGTTAAAATATTACCATCCTGACTTATTTCAGCAATTAGTTAACGAATTTCCGGAGGTGAAGACTTTTGTATAATAGATTTATTTTAGGTTCGGGCAATTTTTCAATGTTTGCAATGGCTATTAGCATAGCAGCTTCCTGGGCCTGGGGCGTGTCGGTTATAGTTGGTATACAGGTCTTTCAAAACAAAGGCGTTGAGGCATTTACTATTTGGGCCGCCGCCAATGCTTTAACGCTTGCTGTTTTTGGCTTTGCTGCAGCGAAAATAAGCAAGGACGTACGGAAACTGCCAGAAATATTGCCGGGTAATCTGAAACCTGTATATTCAGGATTTCAGTATCTAATACAGTTTTTCTCAATCTTAGTAAATCTAACGGCAATAAAAACAGCGGTAAGCATGATCGGATATACAAATAACTACTCATGGCTATTTCTTGGCACATTACTGGTTTTGGGAGTTGTGATGTGGGGATTTCCTCATGTTATTCAGGGAAATATGGCTAAATACGTGCTGTGGATTGGGTTACTTTTGACTGTCATATTTATGAGCGGTCACGGCATAATTATTAAGCATTCTGCCAGTGCCGATATTTCTTGGGGGCTATACGGGGCTTTAATCCTTTTTTGTGGCCCGGTCATGGATCAGCAGATGTGGCAGCGCAGGGCTGCTTTCGGCGGTAATACCAAGCCTTTTATTTTAGCCAGTGTGTTTTTTGGCATATATATGCTACTTGTCGGCTCTGTTGCTGCTGTGAGTGCCGGGAAAGGTATGCTGATAGCAACGATTGTTTTTCTTGTGGCCGCCTCTACTCTGACCAGTGCTGCTTCAGCTATATCGTATTTTCATAGCAATATCAAGTCTGCCAGAATAGCCATTGCAACGGTTTTTTTGATTGCTGCAATTTGTATGATATTTAACTTATCAGTCCTGCAGATTTGGGTACTATACGGATCGCTGAGAATACCGTTTGCTTTGTTCGCTTTCTATAGAATATTTAAACACTAGCCTTCCTTCGGGGAGGCTTTTTTATTTTAAAAAGAATTTTTACGGAAACGCTGGAAGCCGCGTGCTTACTTGGTTTTTAAGTCTATATATTCATTAAAAAAGTGTTGACATCCCGTATTCGGGATGGTATAATTATATACAAGAACAGGGAAACAAAATAAAACAGCCGGGAGGGCGAGCGAATGAAAATCAACCGCAAAGCAATCATGAAAAGAGCTCACGAAATCGCTAAGAAAATGGTTGGTGACTGGTATGCAAGATTGGCTCTAGCCCTCCGTCAGGCATGGAGAGAGGCGAAAACAGTGGTAGAGAAAGTTGTTAACACATACAGAGAGTTAATTAGCAAATACACCATCGCGCTACACGCAAACGGCCAACTGATAGTGCCGAACGCCAGCAAGCTATCTGACAAGGAAAGAAGTATGTTAATAGCAGCAAAGCCCCGCATTATTGCGGAACTGAAATTAATAAGCAAAGAAAAAGAAGAGGCTGCAAGATTAAGACTGGCAACCCCTGCCAGCGAAGCAGCTAGAAAAGCTAAGTTCGATGAAGCAAAAGAAACTGGCAAACCTGTTCTGCTGCGACGCTGGAGCACCGGTTGCTGTGACCGCAGGGAAGAGTGCAGTTTAGACATCCATTATGAGTTCGCAATGCCGGACGGAACGGTGAAACACGACTGGAACCACACCTGGTAGAGAAAAAAACGGTTAGGCCGGGCAACCCGCCCGGCCTAACGAAAATAAAAAACAAGGGAGATAGAAACATGAAAAAAACTAGAAGTTACAAGAACTACACCGTCACCAGCGAGTCGAAAATTGTATGTGGAGCTGACTGGCAAGAGCAGCTTGCAAAAACAGGCCGCGCTGGGCACGAGGTTACGGTTACTACGGTTATTTTGCATCACGGTAATTTTGACGAGGTAATTTTAGCTGCCGACCCGCGTTTTATGGAGGCGGTAAACGGATGCGACTTGGGAAAGTAGTTACAGCCCCGGAGGCCGCAAGACTCTGGGGAATGGACGCAAGCACTGTCAAAAGGGCTTGCCAGCAAGGTAGGTTTCGCCAGCACGAGGCCCGCAAATCAGGAGGTGCTTGGTTGGTGACTCTGGCGGGCATGGAACGGGTGTATGGCCCGAGAGGCGAAGAGAAATGAAACAGTGTCTCGAAAATATCCTTCAAAATAGTGTTGACATTCTGTTAGAAATCTGTTAGAATACTATTAGAAGAAAACACCACAACCGAGGGGGGGGGTTGAAGTGCCAATATATAAAGTTATTCTCTGGGGCGGTGATGGCACTCTAGAGAGAGATGTTGAAGCAAAAAATCACCGCGAGGCCGCAAAATTATCCGGGTTAATGAAAACCGGCACCACAATCACGGTGGATGGCCCGGTGAAAGCAAAAATCCGGTACCAGGTAGATAGTACCGGAAGACTAAAAGAACTATCCGCATACAACTACTAGCAGGCCAGCCGGAGCCGTCAATCCGGTAACCCGGCAAGAACTCACACCTCTACGACGGTGCCGGGTAGGCAACGATCAAGTGGTCGGCAAAGTGAGAAAATAACAGGGCTGGCAACCCGGAACAAACTACCTGGCTGCAAGTGCAGCCAATGCCGGTCGGAGTACCGGTAGAAGGGAGAAACTATGAATAAAGTACAAATCAACTACAACCTGAGCAACAAAGGCCAGAAAACATTGTTGCTGGCTGGTGCCAACGGCAAGGCAGAACAATCCATCAATGCCGACATCACCCCGGAACTGCTCAATAGAGCAACTGTCTACAGCGATGGCAGAGCCATCTGGAATATCCACAGAGCAGTTACCGATGCGAAAATCGTTGGCACTTACAATTTCAATTCGTTCCGCCTCGGTTTGGATGCCGGATTCTATCAGGGGCATAAACCGCGCATAGACAAAATATCCGACCAGGTGTTTTTTGACGAAGTCCAAACCCCGGACAGCCTACTGGTGTACATGGAGAACCTGGACGCCATGGTAGTCGGAAAAATCTCTGAACTGGAAGCGCAGTTGCCCGGAAAAATGTCCCTCTGGGAGAAGGCAGTGGCCGAGCATAAGGAGGAAGCCCAGGCTGCACAGCAGCGCGAAGCTGAGGCCAAAGCCCACGAGAAGGCCGAGCGCGAGCGTTTGGAGGCTGAAAAGGTCGCTTGGATCGCCGCTCATGGCAGCGACTACCTGAAACGTGCAACTGCTCTCGAATATGACTGTCAGCGCCAGTACGTCACGGAACGCGCTGCAATGGAGTTACCTGATTTTGTAGCAGACTTTGATGACAGGGCTGCATGGAAGTCCAGAGCTTGCCCCAGCGAAGAGGCATTGACTGAAGCAGAACAGTTGATTGCTGCCGGACATGATGCCAGATGCGTGTGGCTCACAGAACTTCCGTACAAAGAGGATAGGGATGAATACCACGGTGAGGAATTCGAGCCTACTGAGGCCGTCGTGATTCGCGACTACCTCGGTAAATACGACCTGGTAAAAATTCTGTAGTACATACCTAGCCGGGCGGGTTAAGCCCGGCAATCTTATTATCGAGGAGGATTACTGTGGCGAAAAAGACTGTTGGTGTATACCTATCCGAACAAATTGACAATGAAATCACCCAACGTGGCGACAACCGAAGTCACACCATCAACCGGGATCTAGAGCGGCTGTATACTATGTACCGGCGAGCTATCCGTGAGATACCGCTGTCTGTCAAAGAGGCGTGTCTCATTACCGACGCGATGAACGGCACGCTAATGGACGGTAATACTGCTCAACTGCTGTGGGCAAGCATTGAGGACGCTATCAGCCTCGAAGGCTTGGCCGCTAAATGGGAGGTTGACGGGCCTGCACTGGTCGAAAAACTGCGTGGTTTAAATGCTTTCCAGTGCATGGCTCTTTGTGATACAGCGGAACGTTTCTGGTGCTTAAAAGACGTATCCCTTGAAGATGGGGTGCGGCAGTGTTTTTCAATTCGGGAGGGATAAACATGTTCGGCCACGAGTCAAAGCCGTGCAAAGTCTACGAATACGGCTGTTTACCTCCGACCGAGGGGGAAGAAGCGTTCTTGGAAGAAATTCGGAGGCGACATAACCTTTGGAATAGACTGGTTGAAATAGAGCACGACCACCGGGCTAAGGTGCGCGAAGTTTTGGTTGTGCCCGACGATCCAATGCCGGCAATGTACGACCGACTAAAAGAGCTACGCCAACAAATCAAAGAGGAGCGAAAGCAAAAACGCTCTGGTAAGGTGGACGTGTCAGAATTGCAGCAACAGGTTAAGGAGCTTCAGGCCGCAATAAAAGAGGAGAAAATGGGACATGCTGCGACCAAGAAAGAAATAGCAGCGACCAACAAACCGCTTCTGCAGGAACTAGACGAGGAGCGCAAAGCACTCGTTAAAGAGGCTGCCAAAGCAAGTGGTTTGTACTGGTGTAACTACGAGGAAGTGGTTATGGGCTACGACACAGCGCGCAAAAAGGCTATGCGCGATAAAACAGAGCTAAAGTTTCACCGCTGGGAAGGCGTTGGTAAAGTGACCGTCCGTTTTCAAAAAGGCTTGCCTGTGCCAGCATTATTTACCAGCGACAAACGTTTGCAAGTTGACCCAGTTGAGTCGGATGCCTGGGAACACCCCACACGTTCAGTACGCCGTAAGGCATCACGTACAGCAATCAGATTACGCGTAACCTCAGATGAGGCTAAGAAACCCGTTTGGATAGAACTGCCGATGGTCATGCACAGGCCGTTACCACCGGAATCGGAAATCCGCAGTGCGTCAATCGTTCGGGAACGTGTAGGCCGTAAATATCGCTATAAAGCAATTATTACTGCCACAACACCGGATGTACTAAAGGCGCACGGACGCGGAGTAATGGCAATTGACCTGGGCTGGCGTAAAGTCAAGGATGGTTTACGTGTGGCATTTTGGGCCGATGATAACGACAACAGTGGTTCTTTGGTGTTGCCACATGGCGTATTGTACGAATTTAATAAGCTGGACGATCTTAAGTCTATTCGCGACACCCACCACAACGAGGCCAAAACGGAATTGGTCGAATGGCTGGCGGGTAACGCTATGCCTGAGTGGATGGCCGAGGATACCGCGACCTTATCGCAATGGCGCTCACCAGCGCGCATGGTCAGCCTGGTGAGGAAGTGGAGCGACAACCGCTTTGAAGGTGACGCTGATATTTTTAATGTCATGTGGGCATGGAGGGGCCGAGAACTCCATCTCTATGACTGGGAAACTAATCTGCGTGACCAGGTCATCAAACGTAGACAGCATATTTACCGCAACTTTGCGGCTCGTGCTATTGAACGATGCGATACTATCGTGGTCGAAGACATGGACCTCAGAGGGTTAGCACGTAAGGCATCACCAGAAAGCGGAACATCCGGCTCACTACCGACCGATCGTCAAAGAGTAATGGCGTCCGTCAGCGAGCTACGACTGGCCCTGGAGAACGCATGTAGACAGGCTGGTGTCGATTATATCAAGGAAAAATCAGCGTTCAGCACGCTAGAATGCTGTGAATGTGGTTTTACCGAGCGATACGATGCCGCTGTTCAGATCTGGCATACATGTCCCAAGTGCCATGCATTATGGGATCAGGATGAAAATGCAGCACGTAACCTGCTGAAGCGACATTCTCTCAAAACTACGGGCAATTGATACAGGAAATAGATTTGCGAATTTTGACGTTTCAACAGAGTTGTTGGAGGCGCGATATTGCTGTATAATAAAGTCGGTTGCAGTACCGAGTTCACCGGGTTGAATAGTGAAACCCATAATGATGACAAAGTTACAATACCGAGTCCAGCGGTTTTAATGTTGGAACATCCTATAATGTTCATATGATGGAACTTTGTAGCTATAATAATGCCGAGTCCAGCGGCTTAAGCTTTAGAACCGGGACTATGGAGATGTTCGACCAAAGCATTGGAACTGTGGGATAGGTCTTATAATGCCGAGTCCAGCGGCCTTAACTCTGGAACTATACTCATTAACTTGATCTAATGCCGGGTTTGGCGGCTTGAGAATACCAAAACTTGTACATTAAAATCTTCCGTGTATTTTCGCAAATCATTATGAGGGCGCATAATTCGCGCCTTTCGCGCTCGATTGCAATGGCTAGTTCACGGCCTTGAATGGTGAAACAAGCACTTCCAACCGTTGTCCTGAATTGATTTTTATACATAACAACAGTCTACCGCCTTTATAGGCGGTTTTTATTATTTAAAAAGATATTTCAGAAATTACTAAAGCAGTATTGAAACATAGTGACGTGTTGTGATATACTCTTATTACTCCCGACTAAAGGCATTTTACGCAAAAGGAGGCTCAAAAACATGCCATGACACAGATCAATATTTTACCGTATTTAATTGAGGCGTTCGGGCACAATCGAAGGATTTACCCGGACATTGATCGCCTGTATGAAACTAGGAAATATGAGTTCTACCAATTGGCCACATCCTCTGAGTGGTATAACCACCAGATTGTCGCGGAGGGTGATATTTACCATGAGGAATACGCCAAGAAAGCACTTGGGATTATCCTGTATATCGTCGAAACTCAAGATAGGGAAATACAGGATAAATTTTACGATATTATCCGCAAGGGCTGGACGCGAGCCTATATGTACGTTCGAAATCATGATGTTGTTAGTTTTGAGAAGTATTTTTCCAATATGAGCCATATTAAAAATGACGATGACGCAAATACCGAGAGTGCGGTATTGTATTTTCTAGCTCAAAATGCCGGAAAGACTATCGAACACAACGAACACCTGAAGCTCTGGGAAGACGTTACGATTATGCGACTTGAACACTATAAGCTCGATCACCCGCTGAGGTATAACTATGAAACTATTGAGCCGGACGTTCTGAAACATATTAAGTCCCTCAAGGATCGTGTTTATGGCAAATACGGTGTATTAAATAGCTATGATGCCTTATTCGATACGCGGATGCACGAGGACATGAGAAACAACCGGGATCAGTTGTCGCTACTTTGTGACACTGAGTTTGTGAGTATTTCCAGTCTATTCAACAACGTCAAAATTACCGAACGTGACGTTGAAGAAGTATTAGGATTATATTTTATGCACCACAAAAATAAGAACGCTGAGGCGGCGGGCAACTTTTTGGTAGCTGGTTTAATGTTGAAGGGTCTGCTGAAAGCCTATAGGCAGGTCAAGGAGCACTTTTTTGCCAATAACCGCGAGACAATGCTGCTTGAAATGCGTCGCCAGGATGATAAAATTGAGCAACTCACCGGGGATAACGTTGTCTTAAAACGAAAGGCTGAATCTCTGGAAAGCCAGGTTAAGTCTATCCGTGACGAGGTCGAGGAACAGTATACTACCCAGGTACGCGGGTTAGAGGCGCGGGTAAGGGAATTAGAGATAGAACTGGCCCGTGAAAAACAGAAAGACGGGGAACTTAACGCTCTCCGGGAGTTTATTTTTTCGCTAAATACCGAGGCAGAGCCGGGCGTAGCTGAAAAAGAGTTTGACTTTACCGGTGTGCGTGGAGTCATCTTTGGTGGGCATGAACGTTGGCGAAAGCGAATGAAAGAACTGCTGCCGGGGTTTGTTTTTATTTCGTCGGAAAGTTTTGATGTGCGGCTTTTGGACGATGCAGACGTTGTACTGTTTTTCGTCGGGTATATGGGCCATAAGCTGTACGACAAGGCCATCGCGGAGGCAAGAAAACACGGACTTAAGGTCGGCTATATCAGTAGTATTAATGACCGGCTAGCCTTAGGTGAAATTGAAAAGATATTGAGGAGGAAGTAGTATGAGCGAAAAAACAACCGCTGTCAAAGATAAGTTTATCCAATTTAAAATTGACGGCGAGACAAAGGAGAAGTTTCTGAAGTACTGCGAGGAGAACAGTATCAATGCCTCTGAGCTTCTCAGAAAATATATTCAGGAAATCGTGAAAAAGTGTTGACGCGTAGTGACGCGTTATGATATACTTATCTCAGTAGAAAAACGGCCACTGAGCCGAAGGGAGATAGAAATATATCTGGAAGCATAGTCGAAACGCCTTCGGGCGTCTGCCGGATTGGCTACCGGCACTGATGAGACAGCCGAAAAGAATAACAAAAACCCCACAGCGCGAACCGGCGAAGGAGGAAGGAAAATGATACTCTATCACGCAACACGTCAACCGGCCTACGAAAACGCCAAGAAAATAGAAAGAGAAGGTTTTCGCGGAAATGACGTTTGGGATCTGAAAGATGTTGTTTTCCTTTCCGACAAACCTCTTACAGGTTTTGGCGGTTGGATGGATTGTTGGGTTGCCGTAGAAGTTCCCGAAGAAAAATTAGGACTAGGAAACTACGAGGACCAAGAATCAGACAACGACCAGTACGAGTGCAATAGTTACGCTTTCAAGGCTGAAACTATTAACCAGTTTGACAGGTGGGTTGTTGATATTATTGACTAGAAAATTCCTATACTACTTATCTGCATCACTTGTTTGTGGGTACCTACTAGAATTCGTCATTTTTCAGTACGACGGAAACTACGCAGGATGTTACAATAGTCCTGTTCAACCTCTATCTAATGTGGTTAAACAGAGACTACGACGAGGAGGAAAAATAATGCAACTAGAGTCTGAATCAGGAAGAATCGTTGCTACGTACGGGAGTACGTACACCAACAAACAGGCGTATCTGGATGCGCGGAACTACCTACTGTCTCAAGAGCACCGTAGGGATAAGCTTGAGACAAAACTCGAAGATGAGTATATCATCGACGAGAAAAGACGGTTGCAGAGAGCAATAGAAAACATCGATACAAGATGTTTTCTAAAAGATAACTTTGATCGCACTATAGAAAAATACACTATCGACAGATGGGGTACGGTACACAAAAACCCCGATTGGGATTTAGATTAATATTCTAGGCTTGGGGTTAGCCGAAAAAGCCCCGCCAGGAAAATTAAGGAGGGAGGGCGATAAAATGTTACTAAACTTTTCCAACAAGGAAATCTACGCCGCCATGGTGGAGCACAGTATCCCGACAGTCACCCGCAAAAGTATTGCTGGGATGTTGAAATCGTTCGGGCATGGTCGTGAGGAGGCTTGCAACTACCTGGAGAAACAAGGTATTGTGCGTATCAACTGGGATCATCACTGCAAATGCGGTGCCTGTGACCCAGAACCGGCAGTTAGTATTAAGCTGCCGGGCGAGAAGGGCCAATACTGGATGTCAGTCGGCAGGGAATATTTCAACGCACTGCCGACAGATGAGCAGGAGAAAATCACTGCTCATATTAAAAAATTTGGAGGTGAGATAGTTGACTAAAACACAATACAAACTCACTTGCGGATACCTACCGCACGAAGAGCAGTGTGACCGTAGAGGGAACTGCGAAGGTTGCGAGTTTGCTGAACCAGTTAAAGAAACTCACCCGTGCGGTGGAACGTCGGTCCCGAACTGTGATTGCTGCTCATTGGATGGGCAGAATCATGGAGGTGAGGACTGTCCGTACACTGAAACTGCCCCACTGATATGCAGATACGGCCTAGAAAATTGTCACTGCGCCGTTGGTCAGTGTCAGCACTACAAGGAAGGCACGTTCTGCCAAAAACCGTTTTCCGCTTGCGATACCTGCGGACGCGACTGCAAAAGTAAGCAACTCCCCGGCGATCCTGACTGCTGGGTACGTGGTTGCAACTGCGGGAGCGGCGAACCGGCTCAAATATGCACGGCAGGTTCAGAATGGTGTGGATAGAGGGAGTGAATATATGTTTTATGTAGGCGTAACACTTTTAACCCTTACGGCGATGTATGCGGCATGCTGGATTGCCGCTTATGTAATAACAGATGCTATCTTTACGAATAAGAAATAGAGGAGGAGGAATTTAAATGAATTTAGTAAGACGTTGTGATTATAAATTAGCCTCTGAGTGTCCAAATGAATGCATCGAAAACGGCGTTCTTTGCAAACATGCAAAAGTTATCTCGTGCGAAGTTGTTCGCTGCACAGATGAGGAAAAACTTGCTTGTGGCAATTCCGGTAATCCAGATCTTCTTTATTTTTGTAAGGGCAGGGGCTTTGAATCACTGCCGCCAATTGAGACACCAATTTTCACCTCGGCAAAAATTATTAGCCAGGAAAACATAGCAGGACTATCTCACCACTCCGGCGAGTATGACCTGTATATGGAAAGGTTTCATGTCGAATTCTCATTACGGAAAGAATCAGCCAGCGGGTGCAATATTGGCGGTGGGGTTAATGACCTCATAGTGTTCGTTCGTGAGGATGACCACGAACGCCTTGACTGGGGACAGAAACCGCCGCGCACAGTTGTTGCATGTAGTATCCTTTACCATAGTCGCTCGGAGAGTTACCAATTTGATTTATTCAGAAACGGAGAGTACGTCCAAAACGAACTCTTCACGGAAAACGAGGTAGAGAAAATATCTGAGATTATTGAAAGTATTCGCGATTAGTCTTTCGTTATCTCCTGCGAGTCAGGGGATGCCGAAGGATTATAAAGGAGGAGTTGAAATGTTTTTAAAAACCAATCTCATTGAGGCAGTTACAGTATTAGTAAAATCGCAAGAAGAACTACATGCTTTCACCTTGCAGGGAGATAAGGTGAGAGAGGTAGGTAGTTGCGAGCAAGGAACTGTGTATACAATGGAACGTGCTTTTGAGCAAGACACGGAAGTTTATATCGTACCCTCCGAGTATCGTAGGTATTTTACACCGTACTCCAGAAACACAAGTTATAGTCGCAAGGAATCGTTCATCAGAGATCTACAAAGCGATCTCGAATCTCTTGAGGAATTGCTGCAGTCTATCACTGAATTACCTGACTGGGCGGTAGAGATTCTTATCGCCAATAAAAATTATATATCTGAAAGTTTGAGTAAGTTGTCATAATTGTAATTTTCGGGATTAAAATAATAGCCGGCCGGGGCTAAAAATACCGGCCATGAAGGAGGAAAAATGACACAGAGAACCGTAAATATTTACCTAGTACCAACCAAGGAATTGGCTCAGCAAGTTTCGTTTCAATTAGAACCCCACGCTTGTATCGAAACCGAATACGGAGATTGGGCGTTGGAAGGTACCATGTTCACAGCCAATCACCACTTGCCAAAGTATGCCGGTTATCCGGCACCTTGTATGACACCGATTAACTTAACTAACTGGTGCCTGCCGATGGGAGCGAATATCATCATTTCCCATATCGACCTAGACACGGTTCTGGGAGTCATGGGACTGCTTGGGGAATGGTATTTTATCCCCTTGGAATTCCGCGAGGTTGCTGAATTTATCGACACTAACGGTCCGCACCATATACACAAATTTCCTGCTCATGTCCAGGACTGGTTCAACGCTTACTGGGCGTGGTCGGCACTGCCGGAGAATCGCGCACTAAGAGTAACGGAGATTACCGACGTTACCGCTACAATTCACAAGTATATCCAGTTCTTTGAATTACTGTTCGACCTGTACGCTCACAACTCGCCTCCGCTTATCGAAGAGGGCAGGGTATGGGCATCGAATATTCAGTGTGAAACCGAATCAAAACTGCTCATGGAAACAGAAAACTACCGCGTTTTCCGCACGGATAGGGTTTTCTGTGGCGCGAGTTATTATTCGCCAACGCATAAAACAATTGCGAAGGTGGTAATAAGTTTCAATACTAATTTCAACAGTATCACGGTCAGCTGCTCAGATGGTTCTCTGGACTGTCGCGCACTCGTGCAGAGACTTTGGGGTCCGACAGCAGGAGGACATAAAGGGATTGCCGGTAGTCCTAGAGGTAAGATCGTGGACGAGTACGAACTTAAACGTGCTGTCTATACAATCAAACTTATGGCAATTAGGCCAAACTTATATATGTGCCCCGCATACACAGGGGAGTGCTACTGGGATTTTAATTGCTACCAGGATTATTGTCCTGCATATAGAAAGTGCATCGAAAGCGTTTTTGAGTGGGGAGGCACAATTAAGATGCTCCCTACCGGTGAATTAAAACTACTCTAGTCTCACCAGGTTCACGGCGGCACCTGGACAAAAGTCGCCTAGCAGGAAAATAAATTAGGGGAGGAATTGAGATGAGTTTACAACAACCTCACGTTATATGCAAACGCTGCGAGTTCTATGAGGGTGGCTTATGTAAGCGCTATCCACCTAAGTCAGAATTCCCGAAAGTCAAACCGGATGACTGGTGCGGCGAATTTAAGGAAAGGTAGTTTAGCCGCCTTCGGGCGGTTTATTTTTTTTGCCCAAAAAACAAAACTCCCCTAGACGTAATCCTAGGAGAGAGTTTTGCCGACAGTCACGTCTGACTGCCTCTGTCCCGCCCTGGTACGCTTTTACATAATGAGAGGCGTGGCGGGATCATATATTGGGCGAGTGCCTGCTAAAAATATTATAACAATTACCATTGGCATTTTCAAGGATTTATTTACCACTCACTTATTTTCCCCAAAACACGCATATATCAAAACGTCAACGAATAGCTTTTGAGTAACGCATTAACGAAGTTAAGAGTAACGCAAAAAAGCAGTAGGGCAGTTGTGGCCTTACTGTAAATAAGGTACAATATACCCAACAGATGCCGCCGCGCTTCCTTCACTAAAAGCGTACCAGGGCGGTACATGTAAGCTGTATCCAAGAGACGCAGTGCACGGCGTTGAGGATAGCATAACCCTCTTAGGTTCCTACCTGGGAGGGTTTTTGCTTTGTATGGCGAATTATTACATATGTTCTTACTGGCACTAAGAACCCAAAGTATCTACTTTAAGCCTTCGCGAGGCTTATTTTTTTGTTCTTTTTTAGTCTTGTCGGCTATATCTTTCGCGGCTTTGTTGATGTCGTAACTGTCGCTTGAATAGTCACCTGAACCACTTCGTATTTTCCTACTGTCTTTAATTATTGCCCAACACATAAAATCACCTCAATTTTTATTATTTACATAAACATTTTTGCATATACATAAACATGGAGGTGTTTATATGTTTAAACAATTAAAGTTGCCCGGTGATATGCTTGAAACAATTGAACTGCTTTATAAGCAGACAAAGAAACACGATCCTCATTTAACAGAGTATTTATTTCTGCAGGTTATTATTGACCAATGGCTAAAGCTATATCAGGCAAATACTAAGCAAGAACAATTTCATAAAGATAAATCTATCCTCAAAAATGATCTGAAGATGGCTATACAGCTAAGCGGCAAAACGCAACGTCAAATAGCGCAAGAGACCGGAATAAACTATACCTATTTATCACAAGTTATACATGGCAAATATGAGCCATCTATTACAGTAGTTTTGCTTTTAGCAAAAGCGTTAAACTACCCATCAACGAAAATAGAAGAACTCTTCTTCTTAGAGCCTGCACCTGAGGTATAAAATACCAGGGCGCAGGCTCTATTTTTATGTAATACGGGACAGGCAGTGTCTCATAAACTTCTGTTAAACACAAAAGATTTAGGGTATACGCAAAATGTTTAACAAATACCAAAATGTTAAACGGGGGTGACACGTTGAGGACCTTTGTAGCCACCAGGTTAAACCCAAAAAAAGATTGTGACATAATTAGTGCCATTAACGGGATAGAGTCGGGGGAACTATCCAGATTAATCAGGAAAGGCCTTAGATTGGTGTTAAACAGCAGGAAGGATGTTGTTAAACAATCGGGATCGGTTTTTATCACCCAGCAGCAAGTTGTTAAACAGTCGGATCAAACTTTAACTTATCATCAATCAACTGTTAAACAGCCGGCCAAATCAGCCCCAGAACAGCAAAAAAACCAGCCTGAAAAGCTGGTTTGGAAGTTATAGGTCGCCTATCGTGTTGTGTTACAACACTTTATTCACGGGAAGGCAAAAAGATTCCTGTTTTTCTAAAGAGGGAGGAATTTATTTTATGGTAGTTGTTTTTAGACTAGGTAAGACTGGTCGGCTTATTAAACACATAGAGAGAAACAAGAAAATTTATATTACCATAGGCTATGCTTTGGCTACATCCGTCTTACTGAATCCAAGTACGGCCTTTGCTGATATTAACAGTGGTGGCAAGGCAATACACGCAAAGCTATGCTCAGTTGGTAAGTGGGTTATCGTAGTCAAAGGAACCATAGATACTATTCAGTCGGTAATGAATGGCGATTTCCAGACAGCTAAGAAGATGTTTTTCTCATATCTATTATGTTTCGCGGTCATGTTAGGCCTTCCCTGGAGTTTGGAGCAGGTCGAGGGGGTATTTAAACGATGAAAGAGGCTTTTAAAGAAGCTATCATAGAGCTATTAAAAACTGCCTTCGGTTCTCTTGGTCATTGGATAACCGGAGCCAGTTATAGTTTAGCGCTAGTAGGTGGCACAATTTCAGTATTGCTTTACGTGGCTGGCTGGTCAAAAGGGATGCGCTGGGTAGGTATTTTGATGGTTGTTCATGTCATTTTAAAAACTATCTTTGGTTAGGAGGTGCCTGGCCTGGAGCTTAAAAACATAATTCAGATTATGCGGCCGGAATATGTTTATCTTAAACTAACCCCTAATAATTCCATCCGAAACAATTCAACACATAAATTAGCAAGGTCAATAAACTCCCTCTATAAAAACATTTTGCAAAATATCAAGCGCAGGGAGTTAAAATGCATCAATGTTGCCGGGAGAGAGTTTTTGCTCAACTCCAAATACTCATTAACCATAAATTCCAAAGTATCTTATTTCATCTACATTGAAAAAGGGAAAATAGAGTTTTATTTCATAGTCCCAAAGCAATACGTGGGTGTTATCAAGGAAAAGATTAATGATGTTTGGCCGGGAGTGACGGTTACACAGGTAATTGAGATTCCAGCGTTCAGCGGTGCTGCTATAAAACATCAATTGGTATATACTAAAGAGGATGGTCTAAGCTTAGCAACCGACAGAAGAGGCAATGAACTTTTAGAGAGCAACCTTAATATTATTGACGTTATGGAGCATGGGGACCGGGTAGGAATATTCTACAATTTTATGCCAACCTCACAGCACGGATGGCGCAGTTCATATAAAGCAACAATAGACACTTTATCTAAAAATATGCCGGTTGACCGTAATAAGTTTGGTCCTGGATATCTATTTAAAGCTGCGGTTGGGGTAGTTGCAGGCACTGCCAAAGACTTAGGAGGGGTATTTGCCGGTGCCACTCCGGGAAGTTTAATCAATAAGGATAATCTGCTATTTGCGGAAACGCTTAAACAGTTTAATAATTCCCGTAAAATTTCGGATGCCACCGTCAGGAAGGGCAACGATATAGTTTTAAATACACAAATACTTATCCTCAGTGAAAGCAAAGACAGGTTAAGGCAGCGCAACAATGCCAAGAGCCTGGCGCAAAGCTTTGATGCAATCTCCGAGGATAATTCACTAATACATAAGCCGCACAATAAGAAATTCAACCCTTTAGGGTTTTCGATAAATGGCGCAGAGATAAATAAATTCGGTTCGGCTGAGTGTTCAAACTTTATTTCCTTGCCAGGCAGGGAGTTGCTTGAAAAATACAGTTTTATAGATAAGGTGCAGACACAGGAAACGCAGGTGCCAGAGGACTTGCAATATGGCGTTATGTGCCTGGGCGAGAATACTTGCAAGGGCCATAAGCAAGCTGCCTACCTCAGTACGGATTTTGATTACAGAATGCTTAGCCTGGTATTAATTGGTCCGAACCGGGCAGGTAAGTCGAAGTTTTTGGCCAACATTCCAAAGAACGCCATAGATGAAGGGGAATGTGTGATAATCCCTGACTATATCGGCAGTTGCCAGCTCAGCTCTGAGATAGCAGGCTGCATCGACAAAGAAAAAGTCCTTGAGGTTCACTGTGATAACTGGGATACCCTGCAGGGCCTTGGGTACAATGAAGTGCCTCACAGCAGCAATCCTTTTGTGCAGTATAAAAACGCCAAAGAGCAGACAGCACTTTTAATGACCCTGGTTGACAGCATTAACTCCGATGATGCCAATTTTACCGCCAGGATGGGACGTTATTTTGAGGCAGCCTCATTAGCCGTGTTTTTATCAGGCGGCAGCATTAAAGACGTATTTTCTGTACTAATGAACCATAGAGTTAGAGAGGAATTTATTGATAAGATACCAAGAGCGCAGATGGAGAATATGCGTGAGTATATTGATTATTTAGACGAACTTAACCAGATTGAAAAGGGTAAAGTGGCTGGCACCAGGGCGCATCTTATTACCGGTGCCATTGACCGACTGCAGAAATTGAAGGTGAATGCTTACCTTGAAATGATGCTGAAGAAGGGTACCGAGGACAATATTGATCTAGTTAAGGAAATGCAAAAAAATCAGCTAATAGTTATCAAGATGCCCCAGCGCATGTTTTTGACCGACAACGAGAAAGATGTGTATGTAACCTACTGGTTGACTAAAATATGGCTATCTCTGCAAATCAGGGAGGATCAGGTAAAGGATCGCGATAAGATGGTTAAGGTTAATCTGATAATAGACGAACTATATCAGGTTAGTAATGCTGAAAAATTCTTGACCAAGAAGTTGAGCCAGCTTCCTAAGTTCAATATTAAGCCTATTATTAGCTGTCACTACTTAAACCAGATCAAAATAATCCGGGAGGAATTGCGAAGTGCAAATGCCTCATATATGTTAATTGCCGGGTGCGATAAGAAAAACTTTGAAGAACTGAAAAGCGAGTTATATCCATTTACGGAGGAAGACTTATTGAGCTTGCAAAGGTACCATAGTTTGAATTTAATAAAATGCAACAATGGTTATGGTAAGTTTATTACCCGCTTGCCGAAGCCGCTTAAAGCGTGACCATTGATTCTACTGGCTTTGTTCGGTTGTCGGTTATGTATAGTACGGGAAAGCTAACTATACATAACCGACAACTAATTAACTACGGTAAGCAATTGTAATATCGTCCACACTAACTACTTCTATGTGGTCAATGATAGTCTGCAGCAGTGCCTTAGCTTTAACCGGATCCGTCTCCTCTAACAAAGCTGCAGCTATCTTTTGGCGCTGCCCTGTCCTGGCCGCTATTTCTTCTGGAGTAACCTGACCTTCAATTTGCGCCTTAAGCCGGTCGATGTCTTTTCCTAAACTCTCTCTTTGTTCCGCAATAGATGCCTTCCGCTCTGAAAAGAAGTCAAGATCATAATCTCCCCGCTCATAGGCCTCTGCAGCTCTCAATGTCATCAGCTTTAGTTTGTCCATTTCCTTATGCTTAAAAGCCAGCTCCTCTTTAAGCAAGCCAATATTGGACGGTATTTCTTCCCTGCCAACAACGGAAACTCCCTGGGTGGCCAACTCCTGAATATCGTTTAGCACCAGTGCTTCTAGTTCATTAGCCTTGATATACAACTGATTACAAGTACCCAGGCCGCGAGTAGAGTAATTATTACATACATAGTACCTGTACTCCCAAAAGCCTTCTTTAGCCTTCTTCTTGCGTGCATAACGGCCAATCATGGTCGCACTCTTACATATACCGCAGCGAAGCAAGCCAGAAAGTAGGTAAAAGGAGTTCTGAGCCCGACCACTAATGTCACCTTTCCTTATACGCCTCTCCTGCACCTTTTTCCAAGTCTCAGGATCAATGATAGGCGGGTGGTTGTTTTCTACCCGTATAACGTCCCAGGTGAACGTACCGGTATACACTTCGTTCTTTATTATCTCCTTAACAGATACGTGGGCCCAGGTGTTTCCGCGTAGGCTTTTTAAACCCATGCTGTTTAAATGTTCAGCTATAGCCCGTAAGCCTAAATTTTGTTCCAGGTACATGGAAAATATCATCCTGACCATGCGGGCTTCTTCTTCGTTTATCACAAATCCATTAGGTCCTATATCGTACCCAAGGGGACGGCGACACATATGCTTTCCCTGCTTTGCCCGCTCAATCATTCCTCCAATAACTTTACTAGCAAGCTGCTTGCGAAAATATTCACTAAATGCAGACAGAATATGCATTTGTAACTGACCTTGTGCGGTTGTTGTATCAAACCCGTCATGGATAGAAATAAAAGCTACTCCCAGTTTGTCCAGTTCATCAACAAAAAGCAGTGTATCCAGCATTGAACGGGCAAGTCGGTCTAGTTCGTGAACTATAACAACAGAAATACCATAGTCAGTGATGAATTTTATTACGGATGCTCGCTCCTTGGATGTGCCAGAAAGCACCTTAGCTCCGCTCTGTACAAACTCAAAGAAATGTACCAGGTCAAGGCCCCTGGCTTTGCACTCCTGGGCTATATGGGTTCGCTGGTGAGGAATGGAGTATCTGTCTTCCGTGGCCTGTTCTGCTGTTGACACTCTGACTATGGCAATAGCCCGGTTGTTGATTATTTTGTTATTCTGCTTTTTCATGTTGTCACCTCAAAAAATTATTCCCGAAACCAGGCCGGGATTATGAAAATTCGTAATGTACTTTAGCGACTATATTTAGTATAATTTAACTAAATAATTTATAGAGGTGGTGAAAAAACTGAAGCAAAGACTAACTCAACTTGAAAAGCGAGTGACTGCACTAGAAGGACAAGTTCCAGTACAGTCGGTAGTAAGTCTAGGAATTGATAAATATTCATTGAAAAAATTAGCGTCAAAACTAAGCATTGGTGTTGATGCCCCTATTAGGTGCACACACACCGATAATTTGGTCTGTAAATAAAATAATATCACCAAGGGCATATCTTGAATTTGGGATAGCAATTGATGTCATAACCGCATTTCTTAATAATACCATTTCTGTATCATTAGTAATCTTCACATTATCTAACCCTATTTTATCTTCCCATCCAGAAATAATATTATTGCGGCTTTTACTTGTAAGATCGGCTAGTTTCATCATAAAGTCGGTTTCATCATCATTGACGTCAGTAAACTCAAATTCTATTCCGTCAGCGTGAATAATTCCGATATTTGTTAGTAATGTGAGCTTGCTTTCTGGCTGCCCATCTTCATCTTCAACACTAACCGTATTAATAGCATTTTGAATAATCTTACTAAAACAGGTTACTGTAAGATGCTTCACGTTTATGTGCTGATAAAGTGCTTTTGATGACTTACAAGAATTTTTATCTTTAGTCATTAAGTAATTTCACCTCCTCCCCAAACTAATCAACTATTTATCATAAAACCTCTACCCTGGCCGGTAGTGGTTTTTTTGTGGAATATTCCACGTGGAATAAATTATTTCTTACTGGCACTCATAACACCAAGCGCAATGCCAAGCTCCCTAGAGCTATTGACCCAGTATTTCTTGTTGTTGCGGATGGCATTACCCTTGTAGTTGCTTAAATTAGCATTGTCCCCAGCCAAACGAAGCTCTCTAATAAGATCTCCCCTTTCAGCAACGCTTAGCTCAGGATTAACCGTAGCAATTAATGTTCCTATGACCACTATTATATTCAGTCCAGAAATTGCGGTTCCGTCGCCATGACCTAATATTGTTAATTCATTTACGTATCCGTCAGACTTATTTACTGAACCAATAATACCTAGGCTTTTTGTAAACATGTATTTAAATGTATTTACTTCTTTACCGTATTCTATTTGTATACTTTCGATTATCAGATCGGACTTAAATTCCTCAGCGGCCATATTAAACTTATTTCTAAATTGCTCTGTCGCAAATCCTAGTGAAGTTGCTTGTTTAGACATATTTTCTATACCTACGGAAAAAATAATAACAGAAACAATAAAAGATATGCACCATTTTCTCCATGTTCCGGTACGTCTAATAGCCACAATTATAGTTCCAATTATGGTTACAATTGCAGCCAAAAGACCAACTGCCATAAGTCCGCCCCACATTTTTATTCTACCCCCTTTGTTTTTCGGCAAACACTGCCGCTATTGCCTTAATATTTATTTAACTATGTTCATAAATAGCGATTATTTTGTCGAATGCCCCCGAAAATACAAAATCACCCGTTACGGGTGTCTATCTTTCTTTGGCGTATTTCTTTCGTAGTCGCTACCTCGCTTAAGCCCATTTTATCTAGCAACTCAAGAACCATGGTTTTTGCCCCGCAATATTCACAATATAGTGCATCGGGGACATTTGCTTTACCACAATACTCATGGTTATATCTTGGATCGGTTTCAAGGTTGACACAGAGATTGTATAGGTATTGTCCACATTTTTTACAAAACTTTGCTGTAGATGAAAATGAGTTGTTACCACAAACTGGACAATCAATAAATCTCATATTTTCATCGACTTCCGGTAATCTTATGTCTTTTAATTTATTTGCGCTCGATCTAACCACCTTCTCTTTAATCGAGGTACAATAGTTAATGCCGCTTTTATAATTAATCCTTGTTTCAGCGATATATAATTTGCCGGATCTGTTTACTTTCCACTCATTAAAAAGCTGCCTAGCGTTTTCCTTTGAAAGTATTTGCAATTCATCTAGCCTATTAACAATTGCCTCCCAGGATACATTAAAAATTCTCTTAAGTCTCCCAATCTCAGGAACAGTCAGAGGTAAGCAAATACGTGAGCGCACCCACTGCTTAGGCATTAAGCACCGGGTAGCAAATATATCTGCCTCCCGGTCCAGCATCCACAATTCCCTACTAGTCAAATACTCAATATCGAATTCAAAATGATGGTTTAGTGTAATATGTGCTAGTTCATGTGCGTAGGTAAAGTTATCCCTGCCGTTGGGTAGGTCTTTGTTTATGTAAATGTGGTATATATCATCTACCGGATAGGAAAATCCTTTTTCTTTTGAAAATTTATTATTCTGATTGTTGCTAAAATAAAACAATCTGCCCAACTGCTTAAGTATTTCTTTAACTGGAACGGGTGGAGCTTGTACGCCCATTTGTTTTAACAGTGTCCTTACCTTCGCTTTTACATAATTCTCTCTTACATTAGTAGGACGACTTATAAACACTGGTGTATCTCCTTAATTAAATATTTAATTACTTGGCTTTGCGTTTATTAGACTTGGTTTTGTCAAGTATTGAAATCTGGATGTCGTGGGTTTCTATCTTCGACTCGATGCGATCCAATGCTGCGAGGATTCGTTCATTGACTTCTGTTTGGACTTCGCGAAATTCATAGATACCACGAATTTTCTCAATAACTTCGTTTTCAATGCGGAGTTCCAGTTTGTCAACCCTATTTTCCAACCCGTTAAATTGGGAGCTATGCTTTTGTAGGATTTCACTATGCTTTTGTAGTGTTTTAATTATTAATTGTTGGCCTTCGAGAAGTTCTTTTAAAAACTGGTCAGACATGGGTTATTCTCCTTTCAGGGGAATTAGTCTTTATCCTCTACAGCAGCTTCAATAATTTTTGCTATTAATTTCTCGTCTTCGGGGGTAATCCTTTTCCCGTTGCGACGGAGCACACGGCTTATTCGGGGGAATTGTTTTTCAATACTGTCATCAATATTTTGCTGGTTAGTGTTATCTAGGTAACCGGCAGCACGCATTAAGTCTTCATCAAGAATTCCTAGTGCTTTTGATAACTTTTTTATAGTTTGAAGTGAAGGATCGCGCTCGTTGTTTTCAAGTCTCGAAATCTCAGTATTGCTTAATTCAGCTTTAAATGCGAGTTGCCTTTGCGAATAACCTCTACTGTTTCTTAATTTAATTAAATATTCCCCAAAACCCATAATAAAACCTCCAAAAGTGTAACTTGATTGTTACACTAAAAGTATAACACAAAAGATAAAAATTAATAGGTAAATATTAAAAATAGCGTTGACAACATGTAACACGGGTGTTATTATATTGGTGACACAATAATGTTACACAGGAGGTGGTGGTGATGCTACTACAATTAAACACCGAACTTATAGAAAAAGAAGCTGAGAAGCAAGGTTTAAATAAAACTAATCTAGCCAAGAAACTAGGAATTAGTAGGATGCACCTAGATAGAATATTATCGGGCAGTACACCTGGCAATAAAGCTATCTCAGCTTTTTTAGGAGTATTTAATCAATATAGCTTTAAAGAATTATTTTTTTTACCCGGAGTGTCACAAAATAGTGACACAAATAAACTTAACTCAACCGGCACGGAAGGAGGTGCTTAACCTATGACCGACACCCGCAATGAAGAACCCCGCGACCCGGAAGAACTGGCGCAGGAGTTACAAGATCTACGATCAGAATTTCATGCTGAGCTTAGCGACGAATTAACCAGAACCAGAAAGCCACACAGTCCCTATAACCTAAGCCTTTCAAGGGTGAAAGACCTAATAGCTTTAGCTGCGGAAATCATTGAAATAATCGACCAAAAAACTACTGGCGGAAGAGAAGCTAGATTTGTGGCCAACGTGGTTAAGGGAGCCGTCGACCACTGGCAATCGGTAGATGCAACTTAAAAGTACAGAGGTGGTGAGCTAAAAAGTAATGTCAAAAGTTGCACAGTTAAATTGTAACATGTCGGGTAATGAGGAAGTAGAAGTAAATAATGGCTCGGTTTCCAGCGCTGAAAAACTGTTGGATCGAATTCACGAATACCGTAACCAGGTAGCTTTTCAAACAATACGCTGCAAACTTTATGACATAGCTGATAGGCTACTGGACAGTCAAGAGAAAGTAGAAGTGTCTGTTGAGAAAATCTTGGAGCTAATGGATTACACTGTCGAATGTGAGCAAAGTTTATGATGCCGGTGGTAGGACAAATCCTGCTTCGCATAAACTGCAGTGAGGTGATTATATGGCAGTAAAAAGGAAATTTATCTTACCGAGTGGAGAAGTCAAGGCAGAAGAAGAAATGTCGCCCGATGAGCTTGGTGCATTTCGCAAAAAGCTGGCTAAGTTACTTCTGCCACTAGCGATTGAAGCGGCCATTAAAGACTTACAAAGAGAAAAGGCTGAGGCTGTTTAGGCGAAAGCCTTTCTTTTTAAAATCTACATGGACAGGCTGGAGGTGAAAATCACATGAAAAACATGCAGGTAAATATTGAAGCAGTAAGACTTGGCGACATTATTGATGGTCAGGAAGTTGTTACTATTTTAGACCGCCAGGATTATGAGCTTGTCAAATTATCTTTGACTAACGACGAAACTATTGCCGGTCGTTACGGAAGAACTATTACAGTTCAGAGATAAGACAGGAGGTGAAATTTGTGAAACACGTCGATTTAACTTTAGAAGTCCTACCGGCTGCCAAGGCTGCGTTTCAATTATTTAGGCCAGACTTTAGCTACTTCGTCAAACAAGAACTGTGTGCGAAGATTATTGACGAACTAAAAAACAACTACGGAAAACTAGATATTAAGAAAGCTGTGGAGGCTCTTAATGAGTTAGACAGAGAGATTGCCAAATCAATTGGCTTGCCGGAAACTGCAGTAACTTACTGGGTTGAAAATGGTTGTTTGAAATGTGTTGTTAAGGGTAGTGCGAGGAAGTAAACCGGCCGGGGAAGGAGCGGGCCGGGAAGCCCGCAGGAGAGAGGTACTTGTGGTCAGCAAGCAAGGTTAATTTTTCTATATCTTAACATTGCTTGGTAAATAAAACTATGACTAAGTAAGTCAGAAAGGAGGGTTGAAAGTGTCACCATTTAAGCATTGCAGGAAGTTAGCAGGGAAAACAGTTGAACAAGCGGCTGAAGAATTGGCCGTATCAGTAAGGCAATTGCACCGCTATGAAGCAGATGAAATTATACCGCCGCCAGACATTGTCATGAAAATGGCTGAAATATACCATGCCCCGACACTTATAAGGTGGTATCGTGCCAACATTGACCCTGTAGGCAAGAAATTAGAACCGCCAATACTAAACCGTATCAACCGTAGTCATTTTGCCCGACTATCAATATTGGCAAAAGAACTTCGTGAAGGCTATGAGGCAGCCATGAAAATGGCTCAACTATCGGTAAATAAAAATATTGGTACGGATTTCACGGAAGCAGAAAAGGAAGAGTTTTTCCAGCAATATACTCAAGCTATCACTGATTCAAAGCAGGCTGTATGTGAAGCAGAAGAGGCTTGCATGGAGTTGTTCGGGGTAAGAATGGGGCTTGAAGCTATGGAGCGTCACTGGTCTAAAATGATTTCTCATGGATACCTGGTGGTTGAGGGTATTGCCGCTGGAAATAAAATACCCCTCGCTGTTGCAGAGCGAAGGGCGAGTTACAGCTTATGAAATTTCTTACCAGTAGTTTACCACGTTAGATTGTCGTGGGTCAAGGAGGACAAGCGGTGAATAACTGCATTAGAGTATGCCAGTGTATGACTTGCATACATGACGAAAACGGTACCTGTAAGTCCGATGAGGGCAATTGCAAGGAGGCAGCAAGTCTAAAGCTTTGCCCAGTGACGGACTGCCCGTGCTACGAAAAGAGGGAGCAGGGAAGTGATAATTGTGAGTAAACTTGCAGACGCTCTTAATAAAATCCAGGACGGCTTAACTGAACTGGATGAGGTTGTCAATGTTTTAGACACTGAGATCTGTGGTTCCAGGAAGGTAATAAACGTCATGTCTCTCAGGGATTTGGAGCAGATCCCGGGAGAGTTGAAATGTGAGGCCAAGGGTGGATTCAAAGAGTATTCAAAGAAGTTTATGGGAACCGAGTT